CTGGTGCCGCGCACCGGCAACCTGAAGCTGTGCCAGCAAATGACTGCCTATGAATCGGTTGCCGCGCAGGTCAATGCAGCGCTGGCCGATCCGGACGTTGCCCACATCGTGTTCGACATCGACAGCCCGGGCGGCGCCGCGACCGGAGCGTTTGAACTGGCCGACCAGATCCGCGCCGCTGGCCAGATCAAGCCGACCACCGCGATCGTTCATTTCAGTGCGATGAGCGGCGCCTACCTGCTCGCTGCCGCCTGCAACGACATCAGTGTCAGCCAGTCCAGCGGCGTCGGCTCGATCGGCGTGATCGCGCAGCACATGGATGTCTCGAAAATGAACGAGGCGATGGGTATCAAGATCACTGCCGTTTATTGCGGCGACATGAAGAACAACCTCACACCCAACGAACCGCTCACCGACGCTTCGCTGCAGCAGTTGACCGAGATGGTGAACAGAAGCTACCAGCAATTCACGGGTGCCGTCGCGCAGTTTCGCGCCATACCCCAGCAACAGGTGATCGACACGCAAGCTGCACTCTACTTCGGACAGGACGCGCTCGATGCCGGCCTTGCCGACCGACTGGAGACTCCGCAAGAGGCGATTGATCGGATCGCGTCAGGCATCGTTGACGCCAGAGCGGTGCAAACCCAGCAGGCTTTCCGCATGCAGATGCAGCGCCAGGCGCTACACCTCAGAGCAAGCGCCATGAATCTGCGCGTTCACATGTAGTCCGCTGTCCTGAAAGCCGTCAGTTCGACCGATCTAACGGCTTTCATTTACCAGATTTCGCCATGACCGCGTTCGCGTGTCAGGCATTCCCAACCCGCTATGGCGCAAGCCCAGGCGGGTTTTTTATTTTTAACGGAGTCCCGATGAGTATCCAGAAACTGAAACGCGAACGCACCCAATTGAACACCCGAGTGCAGGAGCTTGCCGTCCAGGCGCAAACCACCCTGCTGTCCGAGGCGGAAACCGCTGAATTTGCCGACCTGGAGGCACGTTTCACCGTGCTTTCCGCGCAGATCGATACCCTTGATCGCGCAGAGCGCATCGCCATGGCATCGGCCGTCCCGGTCGATAGCGTGGAAACCGGCAAACAGGCGCAGGCCGAAGCTATGGCACTGGCCGCTGGCCTGGCGGCGCCAACAGATTATGGCCAGACCTATGCGCGACCAAAGGACCACGCTGCGCAGGCCACTCATAACATGAGCGTATTCTCGGGAATCGTCGCTGCGCTCAAGCATTCGCCAGGTAATCTGGTGGCCGGCGCCGAGTTTGCCAAAAAGACCATGCGCGCCAACGGCGTCGGTGACGGCGTCGCCATGGCGCTGTCTTCCGTGAATGCCTCCGGCGGCGCGGTGCTGATCCCGTCCGTGCTGGCGCAAACCGTGATCGAGCGTCTGATCCCCAACGCCGTGGTGCGCGGCATGGGGCCACTGTCGTTGCCTCTGAATAACGGCAACCTGACCATCCCGCGCCTGGCTGGCGGCGCAATTGCTGGCTATATTGGACGCGACAATGACGCGCCGGTATCGCAGCAAAGCTTCGACGACGTGCAACTGGTGGCCAAGAAACTGGCTTGCCTCGTGCCGATCGGCAATGACCTGATCCGTTTCGCCGGCATCGATACCCGTGTCGATACGCTGATCGTGGAGGATACGGCGTTTTCCATGGCCAACGCCGAGGACGTCGCCTTCATTCGCGGCGACGGCACCAACAGCACGCCGAAGGGTTTACGCACCTGGTGTCTGCCACAAAACGTCCTGAAGGCAACACCCACGACCGGACTTGCCGCTTCCGATCTCGTGCAAGCCATCATGCATGATGCCGGTCGTTGCGTTTTGGCGCTGCGCCGCGCAAATATTCGCTTGCGCAAGCCGGGTTGGCTGATGCATCCCGACTCCGTGCAGTTCCTTGCAGATTTGCTGACCACAACCGGCAACAAGGTGTTTCCGGAAGTCGCCGACGGCATGTTCCGTGGCTTCCCGATCGGCATGACCACCGAGATCCCGACCAACCTGTCCTCGTCCGGTGCAGTCGGCAACGGAAGCGAAATCTATTTTGTCGACTTCGCCGAAATGGTGATCGGCGAATCGATGAACATGTCGGTCGCGATATCGATGGATGCTGCGTACACGGATCCCGCGACCGGCAATACCGTCTCCGCCTTCCAGCGCGACCTCACCTTGATCCGCATCATCACCGAGAACGATTTCGGGCCGCGCCATGCGGAAGCGATCGCGATTTTGGACGGGGTCTCGTGGTACCGCTAGAGGTCCCGCCAAACACCCTTTGTCTTAAATATGTGATGTAGGTCTCCCTCGGATAACTGGTCGGGTGGCCGCTAGCTGCTACCCGATCAAATAATCGCCTTCGACTACCTTTCATGCAAGAAATCCTTTCCAGGACGGGTGCCAAGTGCATCGGCGCGACCCGGTATTTCACCGGAAAGCCATGTCGCAGAGGCCACATTTGCGAGCGATTCACGATGAATGCTGGCTGCTGCGAATGCCACAAGATCCACAGGGCCACCCATTATCGCAACAACCAGGAAAACATCCTGAGACGAAACGCCGAATATGCGAAACGAAGACCCGAGGTAGGCAGCACCAAAGCCGCTCGTTATCGGGCGAAGCATCCAGAAAGAGTCAAAGAAACGAAGCGAAAAAGCGCCGGCATCATCAACGCCAATACCGCGAAGCGCAGGGCCATGAAGCACAAGGCGACCCCACCTTGGTCAGATCTGGACGCAATCAAAGAAATCTATGCGCGTGCGAAGAGAACCGGCATGCATGTCGATCACCTTATTCCGCTGTGCGGACGATTGGTTTGCGGCTTGCATGTACCAGAGAATCTTCAATTGCTCGCACCGGTGGAAAATTTCAGGAAGAGCAATAAATTCAACCCAGACGAACACGAGGCCAGACCAATGAATTCGCAGTGCGGTTGACCACGTCGTCACCATCAACAGATTCAACCTACCGTTCCGCCAACGTCATTGCATACCGGCATAGCCATCCATCAAGCGACCAACCAGACATGAAATCTATCCAGTTCAAGAAGCACTATCGCAGTTACAACCCCGGCGAAACAGCGCATTTCGCAATTGATGTTGCGGACAAACTGATTGCGGCCGGCGTCGCTGTCGATCCAGCCACGTTGACCACAGCGGCAGCAACAACCGCTGCGACTGAATCAAGCGATAGCAAATCCGGCAAGCCGGAAAAGCGTGTGCAACCGAAGACAGCCAATGCTCAACCGGACTGACATCCCGGTGCCGGCGCTCACGCTCGACGACGCCAGGCTGCAGGTACGCCTGACCGCCGACGAGCATGAACACGATGCCGACCTGACTGCACTGCTGAGCGACGTGCAGTCGATGGCTGAATCGGAATTGCGCTGCGGCCTGACCGACACCAGCTATCGTGAAACCCTGTCGGGATTCCCGGCCTCCCGATGGTATCTGAATCGTGGCCGTGTGAAGTCGATTGCGTCGATCCAGTATTTTGACGCCGCCAACAACCTGCAGACGCTCGCTGCTTACACCGTGGAAGAGTCATGCGGACTCGCGATCATCTCGCCGGGAGCCGGCGTCGACAAATTCCCCGATGTCACAACGCGTCCCGACGCTGTCACCGTTGAATATGTCTCCGGATTCGGCAAGCCGTCCGATGTCCCTGACAGCATCAAGCGCTGGATGAAGCTCCAGATCGGCAACTGGTTCGCCAACCGCGATGCGGCAAGCGAGGTGTCGAGCAAGCATGCGCTGGTCACAAACCCGTTCCTCGACAGCCTGATCGCGGAATATCGCGTGCGCTCTTATGTGTAACCTTTATGTGTGACCTCTACGTATGACCCTGCAGTCCGGAAGTCTCAATCGGCTGGTGACCATACAACGCAAATCCGGCGACAAGGATGGCCTCGGCCAGTCCGCGCCTGCCTGGGTTGACTTTGCGCTGGTGTGGGCGAATATCCGTTACCTGAGTGGCAAGGAATACATGGCCGGGCAGGTTGAAGTGAGCAAGGCGATTGCCAGTATCCGCATCCGGTACCGCGAGGACGTCACGGCCGCAATGCGGGTAGTGTACCGCGGCGCGACCTACAACATCGCCGCGGTATTGCCAGACACGCAGGGGCGCGAGTATGTGGATCTGGCGGTTGCCATTGGAGCCAATCGTGGCTGACGTAGCGAAAATCACTGGACTGGACGATTTTGCTGCGAGCATCGACGCCTTGCACAACGAATTGCGGGGCGCGTTGCCGGACATTGTCCTTGATGGCGCGACGGTCATCGAAGCTGAAATCCGGGCGCGTGCGCCGGTACGAAGCGGCAACCTCGCCAGCGCGATCGACACCATTGAAACCAGCAGCATTGACGCTGCCTCGGCCATTGTGCAGGTCGACGACAGTGCGCAAGGCCAGCAGGAGCATTACGCGATATTTGATGAATTCGGCACGTCGAAGCAACCGGCGCGGCCTTTCTTCCGTCCAGGCGT